AAAGGAGTTTTACACAATTCTAAATTTACTTGTAATTCTTTTGGCTCAATAATCTTCTCTGTTAAAGCAACTACTCCAGCATCTGTAAAATCACAAGATGCATTTTTAATAGCACCAGAAAGATTTACTCTTTTTAATACTTCTTTAAACTTTACGTTTGGCTTAACTTCGATTAAGTTGTTTGCGATTGTATTTCCAGATAAAAGTGCTGCTGATACATATTTCCCAGCAAATTCTCCAGCATACGTTGTTGTAATTGATAAACTCATTTTTTTATTTGTTTATTTTGTTAAATATTCTATTTCTTGTTGTGTTTTTATTCCCTTTTTGAGAATAAAGGTTTAATTCTTTTTTGTCAGATAAGTTTTCTGGAGTATGTGTAATTCCTTCAACTTCTTCAGCAGATAATTCTACTTTATCTTCCTTTACTTCTTCTGATAATTCAACTTGTACTTCTTCTGCAACAACTTCTGTTTTAGAAAGTTTTAGTTCGTTAATTTCAGTTCTTAGTTTTTCAATTTCTGAGAAGAACATTTCTTCACTAATTGATTTTACTATCTTCTTTGGAGATGCAGTTTCAGTTGATAATTCTTCTTCAACTTCTTCTGCTTCTGTTTCTGCTGGTGCTTCTTCTTCTGCTCCAACTTCTTTAATCTCTCCAATGATACCTTCTTCAGAAACTACTATAATCATACCACCTTCTACCTCATATTCTCCAACTGGTACTGCAACTCTTTCTTCGTCTGCGACAACAAAGATTTCTGCACCAGCTTCAAATACTTCAGCTTCTAAGATAGCACCATTATCTAGCTTCATCTGCTCTAGCTTTACTTCTAATCCAAGTAAAACTCTAGCTTTGTTTAATAATGTTCTGTCTGTGTTCATATATTTAGTTAATTATTCTTTAAATGTTACCTCTTACACTTCTTAAATCAGATATATTATTTCTATGTTTTTTTAAAACACTTTCAAACTGTGATTTAATTAAATCAGCTCGTTTTATTAATTCATTTACACCAAGCTCTTTAGCTTTTTGTTTACCATCTTCTGTGATTTTTATAGCTTGTTCTAAAGCTGACGTACTATCTGCAAAGTCAGATAATGCACTTAACACACTTTTTTCTGCTCTTTTACTTGCTGATAAGGCTTTGTTTTTTAATTTTTCAATATCATCAAAAATACCTAACTCAATCTTTTGTGCAGACAACTCAACTTTTGTTTCTTCTGCTAGTTTATTAAAAACTCTTTTTTGTGTATTCATAATTATATAATAAAATTTAGTTAATATTTTGTATTTTCAGTTTTCTATTCTTCCTTTTTTGCACTTATCCTTCCTATGCCTTGTTTCCAATACTCTGGAGTCTTACAACTTTTATCAGTATTATTCTTACAATCTATCGAATAAGTATTTTTACATTTACAATATACTGCTCTCATTATGATAATAGTTTTTTAAGTTCTGCTAACTGCTTCTCCTCTAAATCCTCTTTTAGTTTTTCATTTGGTCTTTCCATTTTATCTGCAAAGTAACCCTCTATTGAAAACCCTTTTACTTTACCAGTCTTTACATAGTTATTCCATACATCTTCATTCTCAACTTTTACACTACCCATCCAAGTACCAACTGGTACATCTAAACCATACAAAGCAGTCTTGTCTTTTTGTTTGTCCTCTACAATCCAACTTTCAACAAGTGTTAAACCTTGTAATTCTGAATTGTGTTCTAATGTTGAATTAGATTGATTACCATTTTGTAAATACATTTGAGATGCTTTTGCAACAGTCTTTTCTGAAAAGAATATGTAGTATTCATCTTCTCCGTTTTTTCTATAAATAGGTTTCTTTGGTATAAGTAAAGCACCCATTAATAAACGCTTCTCTTTATCTATTTCAGCAAGTTTTATTTCTTGTGTTTTAAGTGCAACAAAATCAGATTCTATTGCTGGATTTTCAACAACAGAAATAGCTTCTACTCCTATTGCTTCATCATCATCTAAAATAAGTTCGATTAACTTCATATTTATATAATATTTTATTAGTGTTATTTTACATTTTAATCTCCTAAACTTGCATCATCAATTATATTTCTATCCATACTCTGTGCAGTTGTTACATCGTTTGCTACAACGTATGCTTGTACTGGTTGTTGAGATTGACCTCCAATAGCTGCTGCTAATTGATTTGTATCACTTTGACCAACTATATTAAATGATGGTGGTGTAGATGCTCCAGTTGGTACACTTCCTCCTTGACTTCCCCCACTACTAGCACTTCCTCCAGCTTTTAAAGCTGATAATGCTTTACTTGTAGATGCAACTGATGATGCTATACCTAATCCAAGAGAAACATTGTTTAAAGTTTTTTCTACTTTTGCAAGTGCTAAACCTCCAGGTATTAATGCATATTTAGCAGTTACTGCTGCATTTGCTGCTCTTGTTGAAATTACTTGTTTTGCAATACCAACTGCGTTTTCTCCAACTATTGCTGCTGCTTGTAATGCTTTGTTTTTACCAGCTAATTGTCCAAGTAATGCAAACCCTTTTGCAACATTATCTATTGCTAACATTCTTATATTTTGTTTTGCTTCTTCTAATGTTGTTTGTATAGCTAAATCTTCTTCTGCAAATGTTTTATTAACCTCAGCTAACTTAGTCTTGTAATCGGTTTCTGCTGCAAGTAATCTTTCTTTTTTTTCTGCATCGTCTGTAATTTCTCTTTCAATTAACTCTTTATTTAATTCATATTCTTGCTCTAATTCTAATCTTTCTTTATCTCTTTCTGATTTACCAAAAAGAGCAATCTCATTCATTATTTCTTTTTGTTCTCTTAATAAAGAATTTGCATTTGTTTGTTGTTCACTTCTAAAACCAGTTATTTGTGCTTCAATAGCTGCTTGTTCGTTAAGTGCTTCTTGATATGCTTTTTGTAACTCTATATTTTCTTTATTCTTTGATAATTCAGCAGCAGCAGATGCAACTGCAATAGCTGCATTTTCTTTCATTGCTTTTTCTTGCTCATCTAATACTAAAGCAAGTTCTTCATTAGCTTTTATTCTTTCTTCAATACTTTTACTTTCATCATCTCGTATTTGTCTTAATTGCTCTGCTTGTCTGTCATATTTTTCAATTAATCCTTGATTTAATACTGCTGCTAATTCTGCTGATTTTGCTAACTCTACATTACCTTTTGCAGCTTTAACAGTTTCACTTGCATAATTTGAAATAGCTTCTGCACTGCTTTTAACAATCTCTACACCTTTATCAAATACATCATTAACTCCAGTTAAAACATCTAATGATTCTTTACCAGCACTTTTTACATCTTCTAATGCACCAGCAAAATCTCCACTAAAAACTTTCTTTACTGCACTTGCTAAAAAACCAAGAGTATCTAAGAAACTTTCAAATCGTTCTACAATGTTTGCCTTTATACTTGCTCCTAATTGCTTAACACTTTCTAATGGGTCATCAAAAATAGCTTTGAAAAAATCCGTTACCTTCGTGCCATTGTCTATAATGAATCCTACAAAATCATTAAAAGCAATACTAACAACTTCAAATGATGTATTAAAGAAATCAGCAGCCTTTTGATTCTGCATAAAGATATCTTTTAGTGTAGCAAAAGCAGCAATTGCTAATCCAATACCAGCAGCCTTTATAGCATTACCAATACCTCTTATACCTTTTGCAGCTTGTCCAGATGCACTTTCAACATTTTTTAGAGATTTAGCAGTATCTTTATTTGAACTTACTACCTCTTTGTTTAAATCTTCAACACTCTTTGCAACACTATCAATTCCTTTTAAGGCTTTATTAGTTTTTGCTTCTAGCTCTACAATTATCTTTTCCATTTTATTTCTTGTTTTTGTCTTTTAAATACTTCTTTAAAACTTTCTGGAAACTTATTCTTTCCTTTTGCTATTTGTACTATCTCAGATTTACAATCTGTATCTCTTAACAATTCTAATATCTCTTTTATCATTATGACGTTGTTACATTTATAGTTGTTGTTGTTGATACATTGCCATTAAAGTCTGTTGCAGCTACTCCAAATGCGTAAGTTGTTGCACTTGCTAAACCAGTTATTGTAACGCAATAAAAGTCTTGTATCGGTGTTGCTGATACTCTTTGCACAAGCACTCCATCTTGTGTAACAGAATAACTTTTTACACCTACTCCAGTACCATCACTTGATGCTGCCCAACAGAAATAAACTTGATTCGTACCTACTATTGGTGTGCCAATTACTGGTGCAGTTGGTGGTGTTGTATCTGGTGGTATTGCTGGTGCTGGTGGTGTATAGATATCGTTTAACAACTCTAAATCAGATTTACCAGTAAGCATATTTGTTTTTATACTATTAATCTTATACGTTGTACCACTAATATTAAATCTGTCTGCTAGTGTGTAGTTAAGTAATATTCTTAAAGGTAGATATGCAGTTACTTTTGTTAATCTGTTTGTTGCATCAAATACATCAGAAATATAATCTTTATGGTACGCTTCAAATAAAGTATTTGTAAATGTATTATCTAAAGCATATTCGTTTATCTCATTATTAAAGTTTATATTATACTTACTTGTTGATGATGATAATGCAACACTATTTGAAGGTATATTATATTGTGCAACTTCTGAATGACTGCTTGTATTATCTAAAAAAGATATACTTGTTGTGTTTTGTAATATAGGGTAGAACAATAAAGGCTTACCATAATAAGGAGATTGATTGTCATCTACATACCAACCATATTGAACAGTTGTTAGTGTATCAGTATCTAAATCTGTTAATCTTTCATAAAGCATATGAGAGAAAGGTGTTTTAACCTTGTATATTTTACCATCTAAATTCTCTCCACTTGTGTACTCTATTTTTCCCCAAGTGTTGTTAAATAGTTGTGAATGTTTACTAGCTAAAAAAGTTTTTGTATCTCCGTGTTCAAATGTTATTTCTTTAAATGGTAAAGCAACATTAACAGAACTTTTATCTCTATCAACAAACTCAGTTATATCGTAAGAAACACCATCACTATAAAAGTCATCTAACGTTTTTACAATTACTTCATCTGTATCATTATCAACATAAGATGTTAGATTAAACATTTTAAAAATACCAGTTAAGAAATCAATACATTTTATATCTGGTATCTGTTGTGTAATAATAAAATCAAAAGCGTTTGTGTGAGAAAAAGATGCAGATGTATAAGTATTAAATGATTCTAAACCAGCCAAAAGTCTATATCCAATATCCCAAGTAACTTCTGAGAATGTAACGTTTTGAGCTGATTGTATAATAACATTATAATTACCTTGTGATGTACCTATATCGTCTTTTGTTATATCTAAGTCTCCAGTAACACTACCACTATTGTAAATTTCTGTTCCGTTTAATTGTACAGAAACACTATAAGAAAAACCACTTGTTGTTCTTAGTTTTAAATCTAGCTTAGTATATCTGCTTGGAGCACCAGCAACATATAAAGTAGATGTGTTTGACATTGATGTAAAAGTTTGACCTACATTTGTAGCAGTCCAAGTATTAACCAAAGATTCTACCTCTGTTGCAGTTGGGGATTCTACATAGCCTTTTTTTCTATGCAACCACATAAACAAATTGTAGTAAGGTGTATTTGTACTATTAAAGAAATCATTGCTAAAAGTTATTCCGTAGTTTGTGCCTATTGCTTGTATAATAGTATCTACTCTTATTGCATATTTTAAATCATCCCAAGATACTCCGTGTAAATGACTACCACCACCAGTTTCATAGTAAACGTTACCATCTAAGTTAGCAGAAGAATCTGAATCGTAATGTAATTGTTGCGTATGTGTTATTAATGGTGCTATAATATCACTTGTTGCTGGGTTTGCTTTTAACTTTGTTTTTACATTTGCAGCATTGTAAACTAAAGTGTTTGAGTTTAAATCACTTAAAGCACCTAGTTTATCTTCTCCAAGTAAGTCTTTTAAAGTAACTGTGTTGCCAGTAAATCTAACCTTGTATGTATAAGGTACATTGTTTCTTAAATCAACACCTTCAAGTTTTATTTTACCTTTTCTAAACTTTAAATAATTTAATTCTAAGGTTGCATTTACTCTACCTCTACCATCAAAACCATTTGTAATACTATTGTTATAATAGTGTTTAAATATCTTATTGTTCTCTTTTGTTGCTGGTAGTGTGAATGTCTTTGAATAGTCTGTAAACACTTTCTGAACGTCTTTTACGTTCTGTATTGTTTGTGTTAGTACAACACTTTCATCATCAAATAAATCTACTCTCTGACCTTCTATGTATAGTTGTATTTTTTGCATTTACCTTATGTCATTTAAAACATTATAAGAATTATCAAACTCTATTGTGTATTCTACTAATCTATCGTTTACACTTGTTTTGTATGTAATATTACTTGTCTTTATATTTATAGGATATACTTGATTGTTTGCGTTTGTAATCCATACCTTTTCAGATAACATCATCTGCTTAAACACTTCATTGTATGATTCGTTTACAAAACCACTACTTAAAGAAACAGATTCGTTTGCTTCTATATTAAAATCTCTTTTTGTGTGATTGTAGGTATTATAAGTGTTGTTTGATGCTAGTATATTTGCTTTATAGCTTTCTCTTTTTGTAGTCATTTTCTCAACTGACTTTTTAAAGAAATACAAATCTTGCAACACTCCAAACTTGTTTATAAATGTTGTCTTGTAAGGTGTGAATTTACACTCGCTTAATTGTGTTATTTTTATAGTTGATGTTTCTGAACCAGAATCTCCAGTATATTGAATGGTTGCTTTTGCAGCTTGGTCATCAGTATAAGATGCATAAACTACTTTATCTTGTGATTGGTCTGATAAAGAAAAGGTTTCTGTATTTAAAAGACCATTATCTGAATCATAAAATCTAACTGTTACAGTTCTATCTGTTTGAATTGGTATCTTTATCTCATCTCCAGATTCTATAAACATTTCACTATTACTCATTAACAAGCCTTCATATTCAAAAGAATAGTTTGCACCATCTTCAAAATAGCCATAACTCTCAAAGGCTAAATCTGTGCTTATTGCTTGTGATAATTGTATGCCATTACCATCAAATGCAGTAAGCGTTGTTCTTACCCATTTACAAAATTGTTCAGCAGAGGATTCATAATCTCCTTCAAAAGTTATATCTAAATAGTCTCTTATAAGTTCTGATATTTCAAAAGATATTTTAGTTGTGTTTAGTATTATCTTTTTACTTAAACTATATTGAGGTGTACCACTATATCCAGTTGTTTCATTTCCAGTATAAATCTCAATATCTAAAGTAGCAGTTGCTAAGTCAGTATCTGATACAGATAAAAAGTGTGGACTTCTTGTATTAATTATTCCCATTTGTTGTAAATTTTAGTAGTTCTTCAACATCTAATTTGTATGCTTCTATTATGTCTTTGTCTAAGTTTTTAAATGCTTTCTCAAATGGTTTTGTAAAAAACAAACTTGGCTTTATACCATTATTGTAAATACTTCTTGCTATCATAAATTGTAAAGACTTTCTTGATATGAATTTACCATCTTTACCTCTTACACCTTTTAAACCTTTTCTTACAATCCATTTATCCATTTTACTTGGAGGTGGCATCTTGTTTGTATAACTATAAGGTGTATTGTATTTCTTTTTTATACCACTTACACCCTTGTCTTGAAATATACCATAATCTTCCATTAGAAAGCTCATAGAGAAACTATTTGGACTTACGTTTAAGTCATAGTCTAAACTATTATAAAGTGCCTTAGAACTATTCTTTTTACCCTTTGTTAGATTTGTTCTTGATTGTTGAATAACATACTTAGCAAATCTGTTTAGCTCTTGTTGTACGTTCTTTAACATATATCAATATCGTTGTTTACAAGTACATCAAATGTCATTGCCCAACCAGCCATTTCATTTTCAAACCTATCATAGAAAGGCTCTAAACTTGGTGTGCCATCTAATTGATATAAATCTTGATGTAGTGTGCCTCCTCTTAATACTTGTGCTAGTTTATTAAGAACTGCTAATTGTGTGTTAAGTATATCTTGTTCGTTGTCGTTACCTCTAAAAATATCAACTACTGCTTCTTTCGAAACATCAACAATATCCATAGACAAAACAGATAGGTTAAAACGTAAAACATTATCTTCGTTATTTACATTATTTACTATGATGTGTGATAAAGGAAATATAGTTTGTTTACTTAAATCAATCTTTGTTATGTCTCCAGTTGTTACTGTATTTACATTTACATCTGATAGTAATTGATTCTTTATTGTTTCCGTTACTTGATAAAATCCTTTCATCTAAAATTTACTTTTAATTTGTTGTGCTTCAATCTCTGCTTTTTCTTTTGTGAATGATAAAAAGGTAAAACATTGATGTATATTTAATTTAGTGATATCTTCAAGTTTTCTAACATCTCCTCCAGCGAGACTAAAAATTGATGAGTACCATCCCCATTTTGTTGAGAAATTAGCTGCTCTTGAATAATCTCCATCTCTGCTTGATTGCTGGAATAAAGAATCGTATGCTTCGATAACTCTATCCCTAAATTGTAGAAAAAAAAAAGACTACCTATTGCTGCACCCAATGGCATAGCTTTCATTTTCTCTGAATCATTAGCAGTGTATTCTTCTATATTATATTTACCAGCTTTACTTGTTACAATTGGTCTGTATAATACGTTCATTGCTATATGCATTTTCTGCCAATCAGATGCATTACCATCTAAGTCTACATACTCTCCTAAAGACATTTCATCTAAGTCTGGTATAAAACCATACTGAATACCATTTAATGTAAACTTGTCTATGTGTGTTGGTGTTTGATTTAACATCTCTGTTAAGATATCTACTATTGCTTCAACACTTGACATCTTTAATTTATAACTATCAGATAAAGGAATACCACAAAAGATTTCTATCATCTTTGCATTTAAAAAGCTACCTTCTTGATTCTCTTGTGCTACTTTTAAAAACTTCTGATATTGTTCTAAAGTAATCTCATTTAATGATGTTGGTACGTTTATTTCTATCTTCATAATTATATAATACTTTTTTGTTAATGTTTTATGAAAAAACCCTTACAATTTTCATATGCTTTTGTAAGTAGTAAATAATGTTGAGGTTTTGTTGGCTTTGCAATTCTTACTTGCTTTCCAGTTCTGTGATGTATAAAGCACTCTACAATTGCAATCATCTGTAAATTATTCATCTATCTTATAAAGTATTTACCAGCATTTGGATTCTTTAACTGAGAAGATATTGCATAACGTGCTGCATCTATACAATGGTTAAAAGCATCAATTGGTTTATTAATAGTGTTACCTTCTCTGTCTTTCATCCAAGTATAAGACTGCAATTCTTTAATAAGATTCTTGCTTGTGCTTGTTACAAATATTTTGTTTTGGTTTATTAAGTTTATACCATATACAATTGAATCTTTACCCTTTGTACAAGGTAGTATCTTATGTCTGTAACTCTTTAGCTCTGCTATTGATTTTGGCTCTGCACTATCTGCATATATTATCTCTTGTATATTGTTTTGCTTTAATAGATTTGAGATATCTATGTTTAGTAATTTCTTTTGATATATTACCTCGTCAAAAATATAAGCATCATTGTATTTGTATAAAGCTATTAATGTTGATGGGTCTGCACTATAGCCAAAGTCCATTCCGTAGCATAATAACCTTGCTTCTGCTGGTAGTGTTATTTCTTTCCAATCTGGAATACATACACCCTCTAAACTTCCTATTTGACCAAGCCCATATACTTTCCACCAGTTACTCCAATACTCTGAATCCTTTGCTTTATCTTTTGCACTCTCTATATCTCTTACAATCGTTTCTGGTAACGCTTCATTGTCTTTGTATGTTAATGTAATAAAGTCTGCATCATCGTTGCCTACAACTTCTTTATGTGCCCAAAAATTAGCAGTTGGATTAAAGTCAATCCATATATCTCCACTTGTTCTTATGCTTAGTTGTGTGTATGCTTCAAAGGGTACATTGTTTGCTTCATTCACATACAATACGTTTCTTCTTGCTCCTCTTAGTTTGTCTGGTTGTTCTACACTAAAGAACTCTATGTAACTACCATTTGTAAAAGTGTATTTTAAAGCAGACCTATTCCATTGATTATCTCTAAACCTATTGGTTGCTACCATAATTTTTAGAAAGTCCTTCATTGCCCCGCGACGCAAATGCGGTATAGATTCAGATACTACACTTGTTTCAAGCATAGGTGTTCTTATACATCTATCAATAAGTATAGGCAATATACCAAATGTTTTACCAGCTGATGTACCACCTTGAATTACCTTCTTACGTTTCTTTAACTTGTAAAGTTTTCTTATTGCAGTTGTAACTTGAAACACTAATCTAAATCAAATAAAGGTTGCTCTGATGTTATAGATATATCTTTTGTTTCTTTTGGTTTACCAGCATAATAATTATAGAACATTTGAACGTATTTAAAATTACCTTCTTCAACTCCTTTCTCAAGTGCTTTAAATGCTTTTGGCTCTAATGGAGATAATCGTTCAATCATTTGCACTTCTTCTGATTTACTTTTACGACCAGCACCTTCTCTTTTACCACCTCTTTTATTTTCTGACATTTGAAATAAATTGATTATTCATATAATTATATAATAAAAAAAACCTAACATTTTACTGCTAGGCTTTAAATTTATTTATTTACTGCTATTACTGTTAGTATAATTGAAAAAGCTATTAAGGATGCAACTAAAAAAAAGGTAATCAATCCAAGTAATGTTGTTGATTTATTCTTCATCTTTATATTTATCTTTTAGTGTTATAAAGTGATAATCTGTCTTGCTTAGTTTTAAATCTATTAAGTCTTGCTTCACTTCTTTTCTTTTATCTGATACTGGTAGTTTATCAACCAGTTGTTGTAGTTTTTGTATTAGTTTCTTTCTGTACATATCTTATTATTTAATTTATATATCTCAATATCTTCTCCTTGTTTCATTTTTCTATAAAATTTATGAGGAAAAGAAATACGTTTTACTTCAACATAAACATCATATCCTCCAAAGAACTTTTCTCTTAAATACCAATCTCCAGTTAATTCTTCCATATCTATTTATTTAAAAATTAGCCATCCTACAAAAACTCCTACTGAAAAACATACTATTGCTACTTTGAATAATTGTATTCCAATTTTAAAGTATTCATCATTTGTTATCATATCTTATATTAATTTATTATTTAATTGTTCAATCCATTGTCTTAACATTCTTTTATTACAAGTGCAAGGCTCACTATATTTATGATTAAAATACTTTGAATGTAGTTTACACATTATTTTAAAATCTTCATTTGACATTGTTGATGTTGTTCTTTCTTTTACACCTTGCCAAATAATTTTATCTTCTACCATTTTAAAACATTTTTATTTGATTTGTATTGTTTTGTTTTTCTATTCCTAGTAAAGTTTCAAAGATAGTTTTACCAGCTTCGTAATCCACTAGGTTTCTTGCAATCTTTTGCTTTGATTGTTTTCCTTTATATCTATAAAAATCATAATCGTGAAATTTGCATAACTTTTTAGTTTCATTTAATCCCCTGCTAATTTTAGGTTGTTCTCTATTACTTAAAACATTGGGTAAATTAAAGTTAGTCCAATATAAATGCCTACCTCTTTTATTAGCTTTAATTAAAGGCTCATAGTATGGCACAACATTTTCAATAACATATTTACCTTTAAAAAACATATCTAAAAATATAATTTCTTGATATAATTTCATATCTGGGTATCTTGGTGTCCAGCACTCTCTTGTATATTGTGTTTGATTTATTTTACTATGTGTTGGACAAGGAGGAGAACTCCATATAAAATCAAATTCTTTATAATGGTCTAATAAATACTTATGTGCATCTGCAACTATAACTTTATCATTTGGGAATCTTTCTTGGTATAACCTTGCAAGTTCTTCATCCCATTCAACAGCAGTTACCTCTATATCTTCTTTTACTTCATTCCACTTGTATCGATTACCACCTAAACAAGCATATAAATTTAGTATCTTGTATTTACCTTCTACCATAGTTCAATATCATTTAATTGTTCTTGTCTTTCTTTACACTTACAATCTGGATATAGTTTTTTCCATAGCCATTTGATTCCAGTATAGTATGTTATTCTTTCAATTAAGTCTCCTAGTTTCATTCTTTTAATTTTTCTTTTAATCTATCTTTTACCTTTCTGTATGTATTATACAATGAATGATATGTAATATTTGTTTTCTTTGATAGTTCTGTTATACTATATTCATCTTGTATAAGATTATAAATCTTTCTATCGTACCAATGTAATTTACTCAGCTCTTGTTCAACAGAATCATTTGCATCATTAAAATCAATATACTCTCCAGATTCTAAATCAAGTACTAAGTCTAGTGATATCTTGTTTTGTTTCTTTTGTCTGTTTTTCATTTGTAGAAAAGATGTTCTTAATGTGAGGTAAATGTAGTAATAATTTACTTCATCTCCATAAGTTATATCTAATCCTTTTTTAAGCATCTTGCCAATAACAAGATACATATTAGAAACAATATCCTCTGCTTCTTCTCTATTGCATCCAAACTTTAATGTGGTGTTTATCCACTTATTATGAGATTCAAATATCTTCTCTAACATAGTTATATATTTGCAACAATATAATAAAAATAACTGGTATTTTGTAGTGTGTTATTGTAATTTTATTAACACTTTTAAAAAGGGTATAGTTACCCTCAGTACATAGAAATATATTTTTATTTGATTATCTCTCAATGTTTAGGTATGAATGCATACTTAAGATTTAATAGATGCTAAATAAACATATAATTATATAATAAAAAAAATATGACATTTTACAAAATTTACACAATTATTTTTACAACTAAGCACAAAGCACATTAAAACGTGCCTTGTACAACTGTTAGGCACAATAAATTAATAAGTTATATACATTTTTATAACGTTGCCAAATATTGTTTCATCATCAGTTCCCATCTTTATTTGAGGCTCAACTTCTAATCCATTAGGGCAAGTTATTTTTAAAGGCAACTTGCGTTTGTCCTCGCTTATGCTTTGTAGTTTTTTTATAAAGTCATTTGTTGTCATAATTTACAGTGCATAACAACGTACAAAACTAATTGCTTGTTATGGCTTATTTGCGAAGTTTTATATAACTTCTTGGTTAATGTTTATTTATTAATTTGTTGCTTTCTATCGCAACTATTCTTGTACAAATCAGTTGTATTACCAGCTCATACCTTCCATTGATGTACTACACTCTATTACTTCACATTTATCTTTGCTTTTCCATTGCCAAGATTTTACTCTTAGGTTTACCATCTCATAAATCTCATCTCTTTTATTGTCTGGTATAGTATCTATTAAGAACGCTAAGCTATCTTTTTCTCTGTTTAATATGATTTGCTTAATAGACTTTGTTTTCTTCTTTAAACGCTCTATTCTTGCTCTTTCTTTTCTTATTGTTTCTTCTTTCTTGTCATTGAAATAAATATCGTAAACATTTCTAAATCTTGTAAAGCTATCGTAATATACGTCTATCTTTTTTAATGCGTGAAATATGCTTGACCTATTTCTTTTTACACCTTTTTCAGCAAACCAGTCTGATATCATTCTATCATTCATTCCGTTTATTTCATTTAATACTTTGTATAGTAATGCTCTAAAGGATGCTTTATCATTTGAACGTGAATTATCAAATATATTTAATTTTGTTATCTCACAAAAGTCATTTACTAATTCTTCTGCTGCTTGTCTATTGTAATTATATCTACTCATCTATTTGTTCTGCTCCATTATTAATTAATACTTCATCTGTTACTTGTGTTATTCTTTCTTTGTCTGCTTCATAAGCAAGACATACTTCTTGTATCTTACAAAAGTCATTAAAGTCAAACTTATTTAATACCCAATCAAGAAAAATTAGTTTGTTTGCAGTTAGTTTATCTCCTAGCTCTTTCTCATCAACTTCTTCTATCTTGTTATAGTAGTTTATCTCTATCTCTTTTAAATCGCTTATAGTACGTCTAATGTTGTTTCTTACTCGTTGTCTAAACAAACCTATCTTCTCTGCATCTTCTAATAAGTGTAGGTTTATAAATGAGCTTAGTATTGCTCCACTAATTTTTTCTAGTTTCTTTTCTGTTAATTCCATATTAAAACATTCTTATTTGTTGTTTGTGTTCGTTTATTCTTTTCATTGCTGCATCAAAGTACTCTTTATCTAATTCACAAGCAGTTAAATCATAACCTAAATTATGACAAGCAATAGCAATAGAACCTGAACCCAAGTGAGTGTCTAAAATCTTATCGCCTTTTTCTGCATAATTATCTAATAACCATTGATAAAGTCGTATGGGTTTTTCTGTTGGGTGTATTGTTTTTTGTTTCAATAAATCTACTCTATTTATGTTTACTACTCTTGTTGCTCTTTGAAAACTACTATACGCTAACTCACAATCACTCATTGTTAAACCAATTTGACCTTTGAACCAAACTATCCACCCTTTTGTTCCTTTCGACAAGTGTTCTACAAAATAATTTGCACCCCATATAATTTGGTTTTTAGAAACCCTTTGCAATTCCTTAAAATACTCTTTGTTTGGTATTGCGCTATCCCATTGTTTTTGTTTATGATATTTTCTATCAGATTTTTTACCTTTTTTACTTTCTTTTTGCCCATCAATACCTATACCATAAGGCGGATCTACAATAGCAAGGTCAAAGTAGTTATCTTCATACCTTGCCATTAACTCCATATTGTCTTCGTTTGTTATTTTCATTTTTTTTATTATTTTAACTCTAATATTTCTTTTTTTAACTGATTAATTTTTTGTTGCTTTAATTCTGCTAAAAATTTAAGCTTTAAAATTTCTAATTTACCTGGCAAAAACCAGTCATCAGGATAATTTACTTCAATGTAATTTTGAATTTCTTTTAATGTTTCTTCCATTTTTTACGTTTTTTTTTGTTTTTAATTCTTGTTTCTTGTTTTGGTAAAGGCGTTTTATATTTTTTAGGAAAAAACCAATCAGTAAATCCTAAAATTGTATCATAATTAATTTTTATCATTCCACTTTAATTGTTTTGATTTATTAATATTTATTGTCGCTATTTCCTTACTAATATAATTATTGTTTTTAAACTCTGTTGTTTTTGGTAGAGGTTTTTTAAACCATTCTAACTTTAGATCCTTTAAATTAAATAAATAAATTCCTTTCGGTGTGCTATTTATGTAAATTGGAACGTCGCCATACTTTTTTGATTCTTTTATTAAATATTCGTATTTAGGTTTTTCAATAATTAGTTTGTCATAATGAGCAGCTCTGCATTTAAGTTCGATTCTGTTTTTTGTTTCAATATCGTAACAATCAGATTTTGAAAAATTTTTACTTGTATCAACTAATAAATTATAATAGTTTTCTGATAACCATTCAAACAAATCAGATTCACGCCATTTGGATAAGCATTTACTTATTGCCATTTATAACGTATTTTTTAAGTTCCTGGAACTCGTTTGTTTGTAATGTTTGTTTAATATTAAACTCATATAATTCACCGCCTTTTGTTTTTGCGCCTAATTCTTTTTGTCCAGTTGCCGGAGAGGTATAAATATAATATTCAACAATCCCTTTTATTTTATTGTAGCCTATTGGCTTAGTCTTAGAACGATAATCCTCCATAAAACGATCAATATACTTAATCCCGTTTTTATCTGTGTTTCTGAGTTTTAAAATGCTTAAAAAGTTTTTTGACCAAAATTGGTCATTTCTTAAATCTTTTGCCACGTTGTAAACATCTCGTAAATTGTATTTATCTATGCGCTGAATTTTATTCAAACAGTCTAGCCATTTATTTTTTTGTGTTTCTGTTTTCGGTCTATAATTTAAAGGAAAAAGACTTATAAAATGTGGAAACGCCTTAATAGTAACTTCATCAAATATTGGCGCTTTTACATTTTGTACATTATTCTTTTTTATATTATTATTATTGTTATATGTATATATAACCTTGCGCTTTTCGTCAATAGGGGTATTGACTTTTTCGTCAATAGGTATTGCGTTTTTTGTCAATAGGGTAGAAATATAAATTCTACGCTCTTTAATCTGTTTTGTACCTTTTTCATAAATCATTTTTAACTTTATAAATTTATTTCGATCCAGGTTTGCAATCCATCTTGAAACGGTAGATTTTGAAACATTATAGAGTTGAGAAAAATAGTCATTAGAGGCGAAGCAATAGCCTTTTTCATTTGCCAAGGCGGTCAATTCGCCGTACATTAACTTTTCGTTTGCTTTTAAATTTTTAGCGTATCTGACCTCTGCCGGTATTACGGCATAATAGTTTTTTTTGTTTTCCATTTTCAAAAAAATTTTTACAAATTTAGCTGATATTTTACTGAATCGCAAAATTTTCTTAGTTCTTCAAAAATCTTTTTAAAATCTTCTAAAGAAATTTCAGTATCCTCGTACTTGTACCAAAGCAACTCAATAAGTAAATCAAATTCAACTCTTGTCGATTCGCCAATGTAATTGTAATTTACTGATTCATCAATTGTTTTGCTTTGCGTGTACCTTACCTTTTGTAAATCAGGATTAAAATAAATAATTTTGTACTTCATTTTTATACGCTTTTAAAATAATTATCAATAGTTTCTTTGCAATCTTCAAAGTTATTTAACCAAATAGCCTCCCAATTGCATTTTTTAAGCCATTTAAGCCATTCTTTTTGCTTTGGGGTAGGCTTATTGTATTTATATTTTAATTCTATCGCTAAACCGCTTCTTTTTGCGTTTGGTGTAAAAATTAATAGATCCGGAATACCTGGCTTAGTGCCAAGATATTTTAATTTGTATTGTTCAAAAGGCGATCTTTTACCCTCGTTCATTGGGTGCGTAAAAATTGCATTCGGATATTGCATCTGAATATAATTAATTACAGCCCTTTGGAGTAAATCCTCGCCTTTTAAATACTTTTGGTATGGGTTTGCTCTAGCCATTAAATTGCATTGTCTAAAACTCCTATAATGTGCCTAATCTCAGAACGTTCTAATTCTGAAAAAAATAACTTTCCATCTTTGTAAATTGTTACTTTGTAATAATCTTTTTGTGTTTGTTCTATTTTTACTTCTAGTTCATCCATATTAATGGCTTTTTTTGTTGGGTTAATGTTTCAGGTTTTTCTTCGTTAGCTAAATATTTTTCTCTTTTCTCTTTTAACTTATTTAGCCTAAAAAGTAAAATGTGTATTTCGCTTTCAATATCAGTTATTAATACCTCTTGATTTTCCATAAAAAAATTATTTTCAATCAGCTTGTATTTTTCTTTAAAATAAGGATCGTAATTTAACAAGTCCTTTGCGCTTTTAACGTGGTGAACTATTGTTGCGTGATTCATATTTAAAAATTTACCTACTTGAACGTATCTAAATCCTTTAACTTCATTAAAAGCAACTAAGCAAAATATTTTTTTTGCATCTACAACCTCACGCAAACGACTTTTTTGCCTTGGATCTTGTTTTAAATGCCTAATAACTAAATTTCTCAACAATTCTAATTGCTCTAACATATACTATTCCTTTTCTTCAATTTTATTTAATACGCTATAAAGCAATTCAATTTCTTTGTCTAAAAATGGCAGCTTTTCCATTCTTTGTGCCATTTCGTAAAGTGTTTCCAATTTTTTAATTTTTAATTTCATTTTTGTTTTTTTTATAATATTAAACTTCCATCTTCTGAAAACTCGTTCCAGTTGTAACCCGAAATAATTCCGGTATCTTTATATATTTTCCAATCGCTAAACGCTCTTTTCCAAGCTCTGCGGCCTTGATTAATCATTTCTTCACTTAATCCGTAAACCTCTACTGAAAAAGGATAATTAGTTTCAACCGCTATAAATCTAAAATTTTCAGCCGGTATTCCTAACATATCCGAATAAAAAGCACATTGTAAATGATAGCCGTATTTATAAATATCTCTTTTAAACGCCATTGGCGTATTGTTTTGGCAAGTTTTAACGTCGCTAATAAAGTTTTCAATTTTGTTTAGGCAATCAGGCCTTACACGAACTTGCAAACCCTCGTGTTCTAAGTAATGCGACAATTCAATTTCGCCTTTGCAATATTTTTGTGCTAAATCGTGATTCCTAAAGTTGTTAAGAATCGCAGTAATTTTTTGGTGATCGTCAAAGGAAACAATTTGTTTTCCCTCTGCTTTTTCAATTTCAATAGCATATTGTTTTTTTCCTGGAGTTGTTCTTCTATCTATTTTTGGTAAAACGTGAAAATCTTTGTAATACAATTCCGGTTCTAGCATTGCACAATGCACCGCAGTTCCTAAAGCCATTGCAGAAGATTCAAAAGGCTTTTGATTTATAAAATGATAAACCGATTTTTCAAATATTTTTTTTAAACCTGAAGCGCTTATTCCAGGTGATGAATGATATTTTTCATTACTATCAAATAACGCTTTTATTTCTTTTTGTTTTGTTTGCATATCTATTTGTTTTCTATATATTTAATACAATCTAATTTACTACCTTGAAACAATACGGTTGTATTTTCGTCTATAACTTGATATACGTCATTAAATTCATATAAACCTACTATTTCCATATCTATTTGTTTTTAAAGGTTAATGTACCATCCACTATTCAACTCTTTGTTTAATCTTTCTTCACCCTTTTTTGTGAAAAAGTTTCTCTCAAATTCCCCAAAGGTGTGATAGTCTTTTAATTTGTCAATACATTCTTTGACTGTTTCCCCACTTGTGAAAGTCTCACGCTGACCGCAGTCACTTTCAATGCGTAATTGATACTTTGCCATAATTTATAAATTATTTTCGCAGATGTAATCTGTTTGTTCTTTTAAAATTTGTTGAAGTTTTTCGTTTTGTTGTCGTAATGCCTCAACTTGCATTGTTAAAAATTCAATAAGTTTGTTTTCCACTTTTTTAAAATTTATTGTTAATATTCGCCTAAATTAAAAAAATACTTTCAATTAAAAAAATAATTTATAAAAAAAAGCGATTCCAATTTGAAACCGCTTTTTCTTTTTGTTTGTCAATTACCTAAAAAGGCAAATCATTTTTTGGCTGACTTGGTGCCTCTTGCTCAGTTTGGGCCTCAGGCTTCCAGGTATTCACAGAAACAGAAACGTCTTTTCCGTATTGATCCGCCTCTTTTTTATCGCTAATATTTAGCTTTATGTACTTTTTACCCTCATATTCAAAAATATGTTCTTCAGGTAGATTTGAGAGATTAATTGTTACGGCTCTAAAAGTTCCAAACTCTCCCTTTACTTGTTTACCGCCTCCACAGTAGATTGTTTCTTTACTCATTGTTTTACTATTTTAAATTAAACTTATTTACTATTTGATCCTTATAAACCTTTTTCATTTTAAAAGTTTTTAAAACTTGTTCGGCTTGTTCTTTTGTGGCTTTCAATGTTGCATTGAATTGCGATTCTGTTAGCCATTTTCTGTCGTCAGTTGGCGCCGGTTGAGTTGGCTGATTGTTAAGCTGATTAATATGCTTTGTTATATCCCAAACCTTTTGACCATTATTATCAACAACATTTGGATAATTATTTGAAGTCTTTACTGCATCCGCCTTTAAGTAAACCATTTTTTTAGAATACAAAAATCTACCAATGCCGAATTTAACTGCTGCCCTTTTAAAAGCGTCTGAGCTTTGACCTTTTTGTGCTTCAACGTTACTTTCACTTCCGGCGTCAGATCTTTTATACTCAATACCATCTGCATAAATTGTAATCTCACAAAAAAGCATACCATTTACGGAATAATACCTATCTGACCAAATACAATGTTTATCAAGAACATCTTGAACGTCTCGACTATCAATATAAGCCACGCAAGTTGCCTGGGGCTTATGCTTACTAAAACTTTGCACCCTCCACTTGTAGGGTATTTCTTTTTTTAATTCCTGTTGAATTTGTTTTAATTCTTTCATAAAAATTTAAAAATTTAAGGTTAATTCTATTCCTTGCAAATTAAATTCAGCGCCTTGTAAAATTTGCACTTCTTTAATTGTAAAGGTTTTTGGGTTTTGTAAACGTGATTTTAATGTTGGCATTGTGCAATTTAGCAATTTGCAAACATCATAACGCTTTAAATTTAGCCGTTTCATTTCGGCTTTGAAGTTGTTTTCAAACATATTTCTTTTAGTTTTATTCTACGCAAAAATAAAAAAAATTTTTCAAATAAAAAAATAATTTAAAAAAAACCGCCGAGTAGCAAAGCTGCTAAACGACGGCTGACAAACAAAACAAAAGAAAAAAGTTTAATTTATTATGCTAGTTGTAGGAGTATCGTCATCATTATTTGGTAAGTGTGATTTAACTTGAAACTCTGCATTTTTAATATTATAAGTCAATCCGTCAATTATTGTAGATTGTGGATCATAATTATTAGCAGAAAAATAAAACCATATTTTATTGTGAATAGATAAAGGCTCCCTTTTTAAATTTCTGAAAGTTCCAGTATATCTTGTTAAATACTCCCTGTAATCGTTAGAAATATTTTTTCCTAAAACTTTCATTAAATCAATACTATTTGGTTTAAATGTTATGGCTGGATAATCTTCTCGAGTTCTAAAATATCCTGATTTTTGGTCAGGTATTCTTGTTACCTTTTTAATATTTGTATTTACTCCGGTATTAGTTAATTTTGATATAAAAGTTTGATTTGATTCATCCGCTGAAGTTTTAGATTGTAATACTTGCATATTATCATAATACGTTGTATTGTAATCCGTATCGGAACATTTAGTGTTAGATACTACAAATCTAATAATTGCCGTTGTATCTGAGCCAATATTTAAGTCAGTATCATTTAAAGCAATGTTTAAATCAACCCACTTATTTGGCGTTGTCGTAGTTATTAAATTTGTACCTCCATAAGTTGAAGAAAATTTTCCGGTTGCAGCATCCCAAAAATACCCAACACTGCCTAGAGTTGTAGTAATTGAATATTGAAAAGTTGCTGAAACATCTGAGTTTTGTGAGTTTAAAAAGTTAAAATAGTATTTTAGTTTACAAGTAAAATCAGAATATTTTACCTCTTGCGGATTAAATACTTCAGTTTCAAATCTAAACATTTCAACAAAACCAGTTGTTGGCGCAATGCTAGTTAATTTCATTGATCTTCTACCCTTATATGAAATTTCATCTGTTGCAATTTCTGCATAATATGGAACGTATGTTAAATCAAAAGTACAATCTACTCCAAAAGTATCTTGAAAAGGAATAGTAAGCGTATCGCCAACTAAATAGTTTTGTCCGTTGCTAGTTATTACTAAAGATTGAACGCTTCCACCTGATATTGTAGCGCTAACGGTTAAACCCGTACCGCTTCCGCCACTAGGAGAAAAACTTGTAGTTCCGTCAAAAAAACCACTTCCGGGATTGGTTATTGTAAAACCTATTGAAATAGAACTATTTTCTTGAATTTCAAAACCATAATCGCCATATTCAAAACCTGAATTATAAAAAGCATTTTTTGTCTTTAAATAATTTCCAACAATATGAACTTGCGAGGCTGGTTGCAAATACTCTTTTGATAAACTATTTCCGGTTTCTTTTAAATCGCTTTCATTACTAAAAAGTATTTGTTTTCTGACATTTCCAATACTAGCGCCTAAATAATCATATTTTCTAAAATCAACATATTCTTTTGAGGTACTTTCATATTGAGTGGTAATTTGGTTTCTGATTCCTGTTGGCGTTCCACCTTGTTGTAATTCATTATAAATTAAATCTTTAACGTAATAATCAAAAATATTTGTTACCTCAACAATATACCATTTGTTATATGATTGAAAAATTCTTAAATTAAATTGCTTTAGTAAAAGCTCTAATTGTTGTTTTGCGTTTAATAAAGAAAAGTCTCCAGTCATTTCATCATAACCAAAATCCAACGTTATTAAGTTTTCAAATTCAGTTGTTGTTACTGGGCCAAAAGTTCTGTATTTTATATCTGAGGCAATATAAATATCTAAGTCTAAATCTAAGTTTTGAAGTATTTCGCTAATACGTTCAAGGTTTGTGATATTTATTGGCGCATTGTTGTTATTGTAGCCTATTGTGCTATTGAAATTGTTTAAAGTACCTAAACCATCAAAAGCGTTAAAACTAACCGCAAAAGGAGTTGAAATCATTTTTTCTTTATAACGATCATTAACTAAAAAACCCGACCAATAAATTGCCCAAACATCAGAATCGGAATAGTTATCAATAATACTTTCTAGGCAGTTAATGCTTTCAACTTGTCCGCCGTCTGAAATTACTCGGTCATTGTATTCGTCTGATTGCGTTTGCTTATAATAAACAACTACTTTGTATTCTCTTTCGTCAAACTTATAAAAATCGTCATAAGTTACGTCGTCGGTAACAAATAAATTTAATTGACATTTTGAGCCAATTATAGGATCATAAAAATTGTTAGAGGATTGCCAAGATATTGAAACCGGATTTGCGCCTCCTACCATTGGAAGTACGTCTCCGGTATAATCCTTTTTTAATATTTCAACTTTTTTTCCATATCCTAAAACATCGGAAAACTCTAGTCTATATTTTACGCCGTATGCCATTTTTTTATTTTAGTAAACTCTACCCGCCGTTTCGTTTGCTCGTTCTATTGCAATTAAAAGATCCTGACCATCAACTCTAACCTCACCGGTAACGTTTATATTTCCTCTATTGTTTGATTTGCCTATAATAGATTGTAGTTTATTTAAAGGCGCTATAACTTCAGGATTTTGCCTTGCTCCTGGATATTCACCAACCAATCCCATTGTTGGGCCACTAATAATTCCACCATTTGCGAATGCAGTTGCACCTCCGGCAGTATTTCCTCCTGTGTAACTACCTCCACTTCCTCCGCTACCTCGACGACCACCTCCGCCGCCGCCACTACCAATTCTTGCAGCTCCAGCCCTAAACAAACTACCTAATGCAATTAAGGCAACACCCGCAGCAATTGCAACACCAGGTGCTAAAGATTTAAAAGCAACTTTAATTTTTTTCAATGTTATACCTATTCCAATAGCTAATTTTCCTAATTGAATAGCCATCCCTCCAATACTTCCAAGAATAACATTTGATAGTTTACCCGCTAAATTGCCACCTGAAGATATTGCACTTCCTAAAGCAGCCGCCATTCCTGACGCTAAATTTTGCAATCCTCCGGTTATAACTTGTCCAACTCTTTCGTTAAATTGTGCCGTTTGTTGTAATGCGTACAATCTTGCCTCTGCTAACTTGGCTTGTTGCTCTGCCATAACAGTTGGAATTCTTTGTGTATCTGCTGCAATCATATCGCTTACAGGCGTTTGTATTCCCGCACCGGTTACTCCTGATAATGCAGAAGTTGCCATTGGTCTTGTTGAAACACCACCGCCTCCACCAACATCTGTTGTTGCGTCAGTTCCACCTCCGCTAACAGACATTTCAACCGGAACAACAATTTTTGCGATTGTTTTTTGTTGTAAAGATTCATTAAAATTATCTACAACGGAACTACCTAAAATTGAGGCGTCTGTTTTAATTGCATCAAATGCAGCGGTAACATTATTTTTTAGGCCATCTGCTAAGTCTGAAAAGCCTTGAACAATTTTATCTTTATCAAAAGTAAAAACACCCATAATAATATCGCCAATACCCTTAAATAAAGTGATAAAATTATTTGCAAAAGTTTTTATAATAGTTGAAAAAGTAGAAAAAACAAACTTTCCAATTGCTAACATATTCTTAAAATTGGCAATTAAAGAGTTTACTGCTAATTGTATAGGTAAAGAATTATTATATAAGTCAATAAAATAGTTTCCTATTTTTACTAAAGCGGATTTTATACCCGCCCAATTTTTATAAATTACAACTGATATTGCAGTTAATCCGGCAACTATTAAACCAATAGGCCCCATCATAACTGTTAAAGCCGTACCGATAGCCGGAGCCAAAGTAACTAAAGTTCCTAAAACATAAAGTACTGGCCCTAAAGCCGCAGCCACACCCGCAAAAATTACAATTAGTTTTTTTGTTGTTGGACTTAGTTCTGAAAATTTTTGCAATAAGCCGTTGGCAAATGTTACTAATTTAGTAAATACCGGTAATATGATTTGACCAAACTTTGCAGATAGTTCTTTTAAAGATTCCTGAAATATTCTCATTTGGTTTGCAGCACCCCCGCTTGTTCTGCTAAAATCTCCCTGAGCGTTTGAGGTTGCTTCCATTATGAACTTATAACGCAACGCAACTTTTTGCGCTTGTGTCATTGTTTTTATATTGGCGTTCATTCCTCTCTCCATAGCAAAACTTTTTAAGTTTGCCTCAGTCATAACAATACCTAATCTTTTTAAAGATTCTGTTTCTCCGGTAAAAACACCGGCTAATGCGGTTGTTGCCTGATCAATACCTATATTTTTAAAAGACGCTAAATCTCCGGCCAAACCAACTAAAGACGTACTCATATCAGAAGCAGCGCTTTGATTTAATCCCATTGAAGTAGCCATATCTCCAAACAAGGCGGCCATATCCAAGGCGCTACCCTCCGCAATACCGAATTGCTTTAAAGTAGTTTTTGCAAAGTCTTTAACCTCTTTTTTAGATTTACCAAAGGCAACATCTACTTTGTTCATTGATTCTTGAAAATCACTTGCAAATTTAACCGCCGCACCACCTGCAACGGCTAAAGGCAGAGTTAATCTTGTTGTTAATGACTTTCCAACGCTTTGCATTTTTGAGCCAAATTTTGATAATTTAGAACTCGCAGAACTTAGCGCATTTGATAGCTTTGAAGAATCTCCGGTAATATTTATTTTTAAATTTTGTTCAGGCATAGTATTAAATAAGTTGAAACAAAAATACAAAAAAAAAGACGCTTTTATTTTAACGTCTTTTTATTGGTCATTGATTGATATTTTACCATAAAAGCATCCATTTGCTCCTTTGTGGATTTAGGCTCTGCCCTTTTCTTTTTTCTTGCAATATCACTTGGCAATTCAAATAAATCTTCAGGCTTTAACATTTGAGATTTTTTCTCACATTGCACGTTGTGAATCATTACTGCAATATAGCGTGTTTGCTCCCAATTTAAATTTATATTGTTATGATAGTGTTGAGCCATTAAAGCATTTTCTCGCCAGGTTTGCCGCCAAAAATCGTCAGGCTTTATTCCAACTAAACCAATATAATGGTCAGTTAAACTTTCAAAATTTACTTCTTCTTTGACGGCTGACGCTTTCCCTTGGCTTCTGTTTCGCCATTTAAACTATTACCTAAAATTTTAGATTGCAACATTACCTCAACAATTTCATTTATTTTTTCTGCGTCTAATTCATCGAGCCAGGCGCCAACAGTAAATAAATTGTAATCAATTTCGTTTCCTTTTTCTTGATCGTTTGCCAGGATTGCAGAATAAACTAAGGCTCTCAAACCCTTGATTGATATTCCGTTTTGAAAAGCTCCGCCTATTTCGGCTAAACTTATTCCTAATTGCTCGGTAAATTCCGACCAAAAATTCATTGAGAAATGTAGTGTTCTGTTTTTGTTACCAACTTTGATGTCAATGTAACCTCTTTTTTTGTTTGTCATTTTTTAAGGTTTAAAATTAATGTAAAAAAAGCCGTCGCCAAATATTGACGGCGGCCCTGTATAAATAAACTAAAGTTAATTAGTTAGTTGATTTTGTGATTGCTCCTGTAATTGTTAAAGATCCGCTATAAGTTACGGCAGCTTCCATTTCAGCAGACATTTCAACACTTGATAAAAACGCCTCAGCAGTATAAATTGCGTCTCCAGTTTCAGCAGTTCCAAAAACACAAGTTAATTGCGTTCTTGCTAAAAGATAATCAGCCATTTCGATAGCGTTTGCCGTATCGTCATAAACTACTAATCCCTCAAAAGATATTTCACCACCTTTTACGCCTCCGATATACTCAGAAAACCCGTTTGAATCTTTTGTTGTAGCTTCAGGAGTGTCCATTGATAAAGACATTGAACAACTTGTAGTATGCCCAACTGTAGTTCCCTCTACTGTTAAAATTAAGTTAGTTCCGTTAAATACTCCGGTTGTAGCCATTTATATAATTTTTAATGTTATTAATTTTGTGTAAATATACGAAAATATTTAATTATAATTTTACGAGGTTAAAGCAACTAAATCGTCTGTTGATCTAAGTGTATTAAAAACTGCAATTCTATGAATATTAATATTATTCATAGTTGTACTAATATTGTAAATATTGTCAATAATATTTAAAACTCCTGTTGGTGCATTTAGTCCAACACTTGTGCCATTAATATAAACGTAAGTGTTTGACGTATCATAAGCTATTGCCATTTTGCAAAGTGTTCCAGGTTGTAAGGTAAATCCTCCATTTATTAATCCTGATCCACTTATATTGTCGCCAAATATATTTATTAAATTATTTGAATAAGTTTCAAGGCGCATTGAATTACCTCCGGAATGGTCTTTAAATCTTAATAGTTTATTAAACTCTCCGTCTTTACCATTATAAGAAAACCACAATACGAAAGTTGAGGTATTTGCCGGAAAAGTTGTCGAGGTTGAAAAATTAGAACTAAAAGCACCCTCTGTTAATCTTGAAGATGCAGCACCCTCATTTGATTTAATATAAGAAGATGCAAAGCTAGAATTTTCGGCTTGTGCCTGAGCTACATAAATTGTTGCAGCATCGTTACACAAAACCCTTGGAGTAGATCCCGATGCGCTTGTGTGTGAAAACCTTTGCCATTGGTTTGTTAAGGTTACAACTTTTAAATCAGTTGAAACGCATCCAATGCTAACGTCTTGAGTTTCGGCCTCTGATTTTAAATAAATTGATTGTGTAATTTGTCCGGTTGATGTAACTGCTATCTCAATTCTTGCGTTTGATGTTCCGTCAAAAACAATTTTAGCTCCGTTTTTTGTACCATCAGGCGAAGCAATAAAGTTATCTGTTACAACTGCATTTCCAACGCTAGTCCACTCGCTAAAACTTTCAGAATATGTAATTAAATTTGTAGATTGTGCCTCTAATGCAATATGTGGGCAACCATTAGAAACTCCACTTATTGTTTTATATGAAAGGCTTGGAATGTTTTGTTGTACCTCTGTAATATATCCATTTTGCGCAATTCTATTTTTTAATGAATTTCTTGAAAAAGTAAAATCCCCATCGCCGTTTGTTGGAAATGTAGAATAAATTTTACTTTCCTTTACTCCAGTTGGCTGTAATAAAAAAACAGAATCATTTAAAATAGACATATTTATTTCTTTTTGTGTACTTCGTCAAAATCTTTTAAAACTTTGTTTACCTCTTTTAAATCTTCAAGATGCGTTTTTTTGCTTAGTAGATCTTGTTCTTTTAATTCGTTTTCTAGTTTGTTAAATTTATGCTTTGATATTAATTCCATTATTTTAAAAGGCAATTGAATAAGCAAATAAACAAAACCAACAATTCCAAATAATGTTTTTAAGTTTCCGTCTATATTATTAAAAAAATCAATATTAGAAATTGCTAATATATCCATAAGGTTTAACCCCCATATTGCAAGGCTGAATTTTTCCAAATAACTTAAAAATAATCTTATATTAAACATAACAATTAATAATGTGCAGCAAACAAGGCACAATGGTATAAATAAAATCTTCAACTTCGGGCGTTCCTTTTGCTAAAAAATCGTCATAAATAATTTCCTTTAAAGCTGCTATAACAACAACAATACTAACTGAAATTAATGTGTTGAAAAACAACAATGATAAAAATAAAATACAACTGCCTACAAAGAAGTGTAATAATTTATCTTTTTGAATACTTGTAATTATATCTTTATTTATCATCGTCTCTTTTATAACCATAAAACATATGTGCAGCAGATCCATTTGGATAAACTCTGTATTGTTCTAATTCTAATTCATCTGTACTCATTACGTCATAAGCGTAACCAGGATAATAAATAGGATGCTCTGGGTCTGTTGTCGCTTGTGGATTAATTACTTTTCCAATATTTACAACACCTTTTGTTCCGTTAATATATTGCATTGTTGTAACACCCTCTATTGTTATTTCTTCCCAAACGTTGTTATCTATTAAGACTTGTTTGCCTTGTTGTTCTGTATCAAAAACTAATTTGTATATGTGCATTTTATATTGTTGTTAAAGATTGTAATTCTGCATCTGTTAATGCTTCTTTGTAAACTGCTAGTGCTTTTGTGTTTCCGTAGAAAGGAAAACTACCACTACCTTGGTCAAAGTTTAATTTATCAAGTGTATTTTCTGAATATGTAGAGCCACTTAATTGCTCTGTTTCTTTTATTCCGTTAATCCAAATTGCAAAATCATTTTCTTTATATTTTAAAGCTATTTTATTATAGGCTACAATATCTGATAATGTTATTGTATCATCAAATACATTAGAATTATTAACCCTTACAACAAACTTTACTTTATTAGAGCCAGACGTATAAAATATGTTTACCCTATTACCTATGTTTCCATTCTCTGATAAACTTATAATCCTATTTGTGCCATCATCAGCCAAAGCTGCTATCTCTGCATACAATACACCCTCTGTACTATTTATCAAAGTAGAGTTCCCACTATTAGTTGCAATATCTTGTAGCCTAGTGTTTGTTGCTCCGTTAGTTGGAATGTATGAGGTTGCGTAGGATAAGTTTTCTACTTGTGCGCCCCAAATTTCAATATCTCTAGCGGTTGCGCCTCCATAAGTACTTATGCTTATTGCAAAGCTATAAGGACTCACACTTCTTGTTATTGATAACCTTTGCCAAGTACCGTCAAGTGT